AATCTCATCCAGATTATAGTTGTCCATGATCTCGGGGTTGATCTGTGCCAGGGGGGCAACCGCGTTGAGCGTGTCCACCGTTGCGCGCGTCTCGTAGGCTTTCATCATAAGCGCCAGGCGGCCAGTGTATTCGACTTCGATCCCTTGCCCCATCAGTTCGCGCGGCGGAGGCAAAATAGCCCCGGCCCGGAACAGCAACCAGAATACCCGGCTTAAAAACGGGTCCAGTAACTCCACTTGCTGCCGTCCCAGAGCCGGACCAAGAATGTAAATATTTTCTTCTAGCCGCTTGCTGATCTCATAGGCAGTCCGGTCCGTCCGGTTATCAGACGCCAACAGTTGAAATAAGTCGTTATAAAAGGCCTCTTTGATTGCCCGGCGCCTTCCCTCTTCCACTTCCAACGCAATTTCGAAACGGCCATTGCTCTGTAGCTGCTTCGGCTCATGCCCCGGTTTGTGGTAGATGATCCCTGCGGGACGCGTGACGGTCGTTGACAGAGCGGCCTCGGAGGTCGCCAGAAGCGGCGGGTCAATCTGTTTCTGAATGCCGCGCCAGTTATCGTAACACATTTGATTAAGCATCCGCCCATCGGGCAGCGCGTCCATGCCCGGAGAGCGGCCGTATTGCTCGCCTTCGTCCTTCTCCCATCGCGGCACGGCATAGGGGAATTCCTGATAACCGGATTCAGCCAGGACATTCTTTGCCTCTTTTTCAACCCATACTGACGCATACGGCATATTGAGGTTATCGGCTTTATTCCAATTATAGTCGTCGCGCGGATATACAGCATGGATCACGTCAAATGTTTCGGTATATTTTTGATCCTTGTGGGCCTTTTGAACCTTCTCAGAGCATTTATCCCCCCATTTCTGAATCATCTGCCGACAGGTAAAACGTTCAAGCCGATACAGCGCATCTACAACGCCTTCGGCGTCCTCCAACACGCAGCAATTACCGACAGAGAACGCCTGGCAGTTCAACGCATATCGTTTCCCTGGTTCGACATAAAGCACCGCAGTCCCAGCCCACCCTTCGGACCGGTAAACCTGCTGAAGCGCTAAAGGGGTATTTGATGCGTTTATAGCTGAACGCATGCGGTCAGTCGTGTCGGCCAGCCAATATTTCACGTTGGATATTTCCGCGATGGATTTATTCTTTACAGTCAGAGAAAACCACGGCGTTGCCTGCGGCGTCAGATTGCCGAACAACCCATTGGCAAAAACACGATGCGCCCGGATCGCCGTGCCGTCGTAAACGTTTTTGTACCTCTTCCCCCCTGCAACCCATTGATCATAGAGAAATTTAACCGCCACTAGATACTCGGATATTTCGCGCAAATGCGCTTGATACGCAGCTTTGTCGCTATCGAGTCGGTTGTATATCTCAACAATTTTTTTACCGTCAGCAGGTGTCGCCATTATACCGCCGCTCCAGTAGTGTCGCGCCCGGATTTGCCCGCGCCCAAAAGCCGCTTTTTCTGAATCGGGGCCTTATCGCCTGCCTTATCGCCTGCAAATTCCTTTTCTGTGGCCGTCGGCATAGCCTTTAAGATTCGCCGCTTTTCATCCTTCACAGCGGCGTTGCTGCCCGCCGTGTCGTCCGTCGGCATATTCCCCGGAGTCAGTGGCACGCTTGCCGTTTTCGGGGCATCCGGGGCCTTTTTGGGCGGAATAAAAGCAGGGGATTTGTCGGGCCCCCCGGAGATTATTTGTTTCATCAAAAATGCGCCGAGCACCTCAGCCATATTATCGCCTCCCGAATAGATTGTAATCGGCCTGCCGTACATCGCGGCCATAGGTGAATATATCGGCTCCATTGTCCTGCATCTGCGGGAGCCTCCGCATTGCGGAAACCTTCATCGTGGACATGGAGCAATAAACGACCGCATCCCCATCATCCGGGGACCGGCCCAAACGCTTTTTGATTTCCTCTTTTGATTCAATCAGAATACCGCCCGGCGTCAGCTTCCATAACGGCGCACACAACCCGGCTTTCATCTTCGGGTCGGGAGGCAATGCAATCCGGCATCCGGTTTGCGGGTCCAGCATTTCCCGGAATCGCCACCATATCATCGCCCTCAGGTTGCGGAATTTCAGTTTCCCGGTTGCCTTGTCTGTTTGGGCCACACATGAATCTGTGTCATAACCCACAACAGGAACGACCTGCATTCCGTTGGACTCCAAATGCCCAATGGTTTCGCCGCCAACACCGAGCGCGTCCACATGCACCGGCGCGCCATCGCGTAAACAAGAGACGATCAAACCAGCCGTGACTGATCCGTTCGGCGTTTCTTTGCCTGGCCATCGTTTGAGCGGCGCGTACCAGTTTCCATATCTTGTTGACACAACTGTTTCATCCTGCCCACCACGCGCCACGTCCGCCCCGCACGAATCCATTTCCCCGCGCTGACCGTCCGGCGTCCATCGCTCCATTGCCATATCGACCCACTTTGTCGGGATGACCTGCCAGACGGAATCCTCAATGCCCGCCTTAAAGTCCGCATTCAACATCTGTGATCGCAGCGGTTCGGGGAGGGCCTGCAACGTCGCTTCGTAGCCAGTCGCCAGCAAAAACGGGTTGTCTGTGACTTTAGAACTGATGAACGTCCTGGATATGGGTTGCACCATCCGCCCATTGAGCTTAAACGGCCTGCCGGACTCTACTTCCATGTCCTTGCCGTCCACGGTTGTAAACCAACGTATTTCGCCAGGCTGCGCCGGATTCGGATGTTTATCGTCAAGCCACGGCGCCCAATACTGAATCACCCAGCGGCCGTTTTCATCCGTCGGCGGATTTCCCGCACAGATCACGCGGCAACGCTGGCCCGGCTTTGTCGTTCGCAGCCACCCGCAAAGGAAACGAAACTGTGATTCGTTGAAGTGTGTAATCTCATCAAACCCAATGAAGTCGTGGGGACGCCCCTGATACTTGATTTCATCGCCGACGTTTGAACACGATCCGAATTCAATCCGCCGGTCCTGCAGTCTTAAAATATCCTGCTGACCGTTCCAGCCCTGCCTTGATTTCAGGATTTCATCCAGCAACCGCGATTGAATGCCGACAAGCTGCGTAGCTTGGCGTCTGAAAATGATCGAATTTGTGTGTGCTGTTAAGGCCGCGCCCAGTAGCAAATCTGATTTCCCTCCACCTGCTGCGCCGCCGTAGAATACAATATCGGCCATGCTCTCAAGCGCGTCTTGCTGCGGCCCTGGCATCGGCACCCAGACAGGCAAAGAAGCGCCTACAATCTCATCAAACTCCGCCCGCTCATCGTCGGTCAGTGTTGACAGAATGTCGGTTATTTCTTCAATCTTTGCCGCTGCGCTTTTTGCCATCCGCCTTTTTCCTTTTTGCTGCCTGATTCATCAGATAAACAAGTCGCGTTGCCCGTTCCATGTCCGTGAATACATCCCCCGTGATGCGCTGGGGTTTCCCGGTTTCATCGGGAAATTCTATCTGCTTTGGCGGATTCATTCGCAGCAACTCGATTGCCATTTTCGCCGCATCCAGCCTCACATTGTGATCTATCAGCGGCTTCGAGTACGCGAAACCGGACATATCCTTGTCGTATGTCGCCTTTACGATGTGAGCGTCCAGGCCTTCTTTGATCCGCTTCAAGACTTTCGATTTTGTAAGCCCCGCCTTTTTGCATTCCTCCGCCGTTTCCTCCATTGCGATTTGCGCGGCTTTTGCCGCTAGCTCCGCTGTTGTTTTTTTATCCATTACGATTCCAGTTTACCAAAACCCAAACAAATTGGAAGATATGAAAGGGCTATGAAAGGTCTATACATTGCGTTTCCCTTTTCGCCTAAATTCATCAAACTTGATTGCCCACCTTCGTGCCTCGCTGTGTACCAGAAACGGCTTCCCGTTTGGCAGATATCTGATCGGGAAAGACCACCTTATCCGCCACACTCTCACGGATTGCCATGACGTAATGCCGAAAACCTCTTTGCAGTACGCGACTATTTCGTCGCGTCCGTTGGCCTGCCCCGTCGATACCGCCATTTCACCCCCTCACACATTCACCGTTGTAAGTTCCTTATCGTTTGTGTTTTGGCGTCAAAAATAACTTCAAATCTCCCCGTTTCGCCGTTGCGGTGTTTGGCTATGTCAAATTCAGCCAGCCCGCGCTTGGGGTTTTCTTCTGCTTTGTTGTAAACTTCGTCGCGGTAAATGAAGATGATGATATCCGCGTCCTGTTCTATCGCGCCGGATTCCCGCAGGTCCGAAAGCATTGGGTGTTTGTCGGGCCTGCCGTCCACGTTGCGGTTTAGCTGCGACAATCCAATGACGGGTATTTCCAGCTCTCGCGCAATGGCCTTTAGTGTCCGGCTGATTTCCGCTACTGCCTGCTCCCGGCTATCGTGCTTTCCTGTTACCCTGACTAACTGGATATAATCGACGATCAACAGCCCCAGGCCCTTTTCTTTTTTCATCTGCCGGGCCTTCGCCCTAATTTCGGTTGGTGTGATGTCCGGCTTGTCGTCAATGTAAAGCGGCCACTTGGAGACATCATCCACTACGCTGACGGCCTTCGACCATTGATTGTCCGCAATCCGCCCGCTGCGTAAATTGCGAGAGTTGATGGAACTGTACCGCGCCACAATTCGGGTTATAACGGCTTCGGCCGGCATTTCAAGGCTGAATATCAGCGTCGGGATTCCGTTTGCGGCAACCGTCGCAGCGATATTCCCGGCGACGGCGCTTTTCCCAATACCTGGACGGCCGGCGATGATGATCAGGTCCCCATTGATGAGGCCAGATATACAGGAATCAAGGTCAATAATTCCCGTCGAGTGTCCAATCAACTCCCCCAGGTGAGCGTGTCGGTGTTCAATCGCCGCCCATGTCTTTTTGGCAACGTCTCGCACGTCGCGCAGTGTGTCGCCCGATTGATTGAGTGACAAGCCGATTATCGCTTTTTGCGCTTCTTCTAGTTTGTTTTTGGCTGTTTCCGTCGGATCATAAACCGCCTCAATCATCCGCTGCGCCTCGGATATAATCCGGCGTTCAATGGATTTTTCCCGGACAATCGCCGCGTATGACCCAACGGCGGAGGTTGAAATAACCGCGTCAACAGTTTCCGCGACATAGGCATTACCCCCGGCGGCGCGAATATCCCCAGAGGAAAGCAAATGTTCGCAGACGGTTACAAGGTCGGCAACCTGTCCGTTTTTAGCAATATCCAAGATGGCCCGGAAGATAATCCGGTTTGCTGTGCCGTAAAAATCATCAGGGGAGAGCGTGACCTGATCAATACAGGCGTTATCCGTCATCATCGCGCCAATAACCGCCCGCTCCGCCGTGTCATCGTGCGGCATAACCCGCTTTGTCTGTGCGTCGTAAACCTTATATTTCGGCTGGTTTTCCATATTCGCAGTTCACGCATCCTTTCCCGACCAAATCTGATCGTATTATCCTGGAGCCACACTTCGGGCAGGAAATAACCAGCGGCGGCGGGGATGCTCTGGTGCTGCTATTATCCACTTTCGCCCAATTATCGCGGATGGCATTCATAAACGCCGCATCCCAATCGATATATTTGTAGTCTTTGGATTTACACTTCAGCTTGAACGATTCGAGATGTTCTTCAAGGTGGTTTTGGTTTTTACCAGCAGCCCATTTTCGGACACGATCTGAAATTTGAAAATTTTCTGGTATGGATGTTTTGATTTTTGATTTTTTATCAGTGGGCGTCCCTATACTCTCTTCTCTTATCTTATCTTGTCTTATCTTATCTTGTCTTATCTTATCTTGTCTTATCTTATCTTGTCTTATCTTATCTTGTCTTATCTTATCTGTTAGCGTTACATCGCGTGAGTCTTGCGTTAGTAACGCGTTACACTTAAGTTTCTCACGGTAACGTGATACCCTGGCCCTTGTAAGTTCACGCTTTCTTTCAAGTTCTTCAATGCTTTGGTGTTTTGAAAAATTGATAATTTCAATCGCGCTACCATCAAAAAGGTCTATCATTTGATACTTTTTGAACAGGGCAAGCCCCAGCTCACAGGTCTTCTTTTCGATGTTGAAAAGGTTTGAAAGGTCATCAACGGTGTATGGCAGTCCGTCTGATATTTCAATAATGCCCGGCCTTGATGATTTCATAGCCAGGCACAAAAGGCCGACCCAAAGGACCACTATTGCGTTGCCATCTGGGTGGCTGCGAATTATTTTTATCTTCGCGTCATCTAAAATATTCACGTCAAGTTTTATCCAGCTAATCATAATTGCTCTCCGTCACGCTTTCCATAGAGCGTTGTCACGAGTTAAAAGCGGCAGGGCTGGTGACGTTCAGCCTTTTCCGTTGCAAGCGTAGCCGCTTTTTTTGTGAGTTCATCCTCTAAAACTTCGATTTCAATTTCCGTCAACCTTATGAGCTGGCGCTTCAATTCAATCCGCCGTTTCAGTTCATCTTTTCTGTTCATGTCTTTTTTCCCTCTTATACATTTTCTCTTTTTCCCGCCGGCAGACAGAGCAGACTTCCCGCTTGGGTGTGCATTCCATCGGCTTGCCGCAGTCACGGCAGGGTTTGATTGTAAGTGGTGCGAATATCAAAACAACATCCTCTTTTTAAGATCGAGTTTCTCAATAACTTCATCGACCGAACGGGCAACAAATGCCAGCCCGCCCGCGTCGTTGATGTTTTGGATGAAGCGCTCTTGGTGCGGTGAAAGCCTCCCTTTGTCTGTCTTGACTTCGATCCAAAAGCCCCGCCCGTCCTTTAAGCATCCCGTAATATCCGGCAGCCCCGGCGCTGATCCTAGACCGCCGTGGTTTTTATAGTGGAATATGCCGAAGGTTTTGAGGACGCTTCTGATTTGGTGCGTTATGTCCTTTTCTTTCAGCAAATCCCGAACCTTTCGCACAGCCTGCAAGCGCCGTAAATGGCAAGAAACGCCCAAACCCACAGAACCAACGTCAAGCCGATAATCGTTGCAAGTCGAGATAATGCGCTCCACTGTGTTTTCATGCTTAACTCCCCGCAGAGTGTTTCGGTTGAAAATATTTAAAAAAAGTTTAACGTATCAGGCGGGGTTTGCTGTCTTGGAGGACATGGCTGATTTGTCGGACACTTGCGCCCCCCGCCCTTTATCGTTGGCCTCTGGAAACAGCAGCTCCATAACCGTGACAGCGCCGCCGGTGGCCTGTTGGATCTTTTGCGCCGTTTGTGGGTTTGGTTTATATTTAAGATTGATTATCCGCCATATTGTCGGCTGTTTTAGTCCGTTCAACTTGGCGAACTGTGTTGGTGATAAATTATTTTTTTCTAAATAAGTAGATAATGCGTTCATGGTTAGGGATTATACGGATGTGTATATGAAAAGTCAAGAAGAAAATACGCTTGCGTATATTATTCAACATAAAATGGATAAATTGAAACTTACCCAGAACGATCTTGCAAAAATTTCCGGGGTGCAACAGCCTATAATTTCACGCCTTTTCTGGATTATTGCAAGAAAATTATCCACTACTGTATTTTTTTCTTGACATATCTATACACTTCTGTATAATAGGCACCGAATCAAGAAACCGAGGTTAAGCATGGAAATCGCAATCACGAAGAACACAGTCGAACTCGAACAGCTCGAAAGCGTAATCAAACAGAACATCGGCGCGTTCTACGAAGTAGGCCGCGCTCTGATGGAAATCAGGGACAAGGGGCTTTACAGGGACGTTCTCGGATACGAAACCTTTGAGGCATACTGTAAAGCAAGATGGGATTTTGCAAGAAGAACAGCCTATCAATTTATTGATTCCGTGAAGGTCATTGAGAATGTGCGCAATTGCGCACAAACACCAGCAAATGAATACCAAACCCGACCCCTCGCCCGCCTCGAACCGGATCAGCAGCGTGAAGCCTGGCAGAAGGCCGTCGCAACCGCTCCCGAGGGCAAAGTGACAGCCGCGCACGTTTCCAAGGTAGTCAAGGAAATCACCGGCGAACAGCCGAAACAAAAACCAGAGCCAAAACCGACCATACCAGAGCACGCCGTCTATTTCGCCACAATCGCAATCTCGCAG